CTATGGGTTTTTCAACTTGGCTTGGCCCCCTTCGAGCGGGCACTGTTAAAGACACGACTGGCACAACGGTTGGTACAATCGACAACTGCGGTGTTGCTGTTNTTTCTCAATCTGCAGCTTTAGGTCTTACAACGGCTGCGACTACAATCGTTATTCCAGCNGGTTCACAAATTGATTTCATTAATATCGATGTCACGACTAGTTTTACATCTGGCGCTACGCTAGCTGTAGGTGATGGAACTACGGCAGATAAGTACGTTACGGCTATCACAACTCCAGCGGTAGGTCGTCAGGCAATTACATTAACAGCCGCTCAAATTGCAGCTTGGTACAATGTCGGTACATCAGACGTACAACTTACTATAACGATGGCAGGCACGACAGCAACTGCTGGTGCAGGATACATCACAGCAATTTACTCTCTGAAAGATTCAAGTGGCAACGAAAGCCCAAAGAATCCGTAAGCCATGACTATGCCATCTCGTGGTGTACATGATATTCAAACTAAAGCTCGAGGCGATGATATGAAAAAAGATGTAAGAAAGGCCGCTGGCCCTAAGAAGTCTGAAAAGATTTCTGTTGATGTAACTAAACGCGGTGCGGGTCCTATGGCTTCTCGCGTTGCTATGCCTGCAGGCGCTCCCGGCTCTTTGGGTGGGATGGGCGCAATGGGTCTGAAGAAAGGCGGATCTGCTAAGAAACCCTGTTCAGGCTACGCTCAAGGNGGACGCACTTCTACGAAAGCTATCGATGGTATAGCCTCTAAAGGTCATACGAAAGGTCGTTTCGTTTAAGGAGAAATTTATGGCTGGTGGAAGCGGACAGAATTTAGGCCAGATAGCGCAAGGATTTCAGCAAAGCGGGTTTCAAACACCTCAGCAAGGAGCTACATCTGGCTATAGTAATTACGCTTCCCCCAACCAAAATTTCATGTCGTACCCACAATCTGGGTCACCGGGGCAACCTAATAACCCTCCTCAAGGGGCTATGCCTCCGACACTTACTAGTAATCTTCCTCCCGTAGGTTCTAATCAGAGCCCGGACATGACAGGGAACGGACCTAGTATTGATATGGGATTCGATCATAGCGGCAGCGACGCAGGTGTAGGTGGGCAACCAGTTAATCAAATGCAGAGCCCGCTACAGCCTACAAATACAAATTCAGGCGGACCACCAAGACTTTCTGATTATATGAGCCCACAGGGCTTACAAATACAAGGTAACCCGACCTCTCAGCCGGTTAACAGAGGATCTAGGAGCATCTAATGGTGGCAGCAAAAGAAGTGTGGGACAAAGAAAGGCCGAAAGGTCTTGGGAAACCTAAGAAGTTAAGCTCAGCTAAGAAATCTTCAGCGAAAGCCGCAGCAAAGAAGGCGGGTCGTCCCTACCCCAATCTTGTAGATAACCTGAGAGCAGCGAGGAAGAAATAATGGCTAAAACTCCAGCGTGGCAGCGGAAAGAGGGCAAGTCAGAGCAGGGTGGCCTGAATGCTAAAGGACGCGCTTCTGCTAAGAAGCAAGGGATGAACCTAAAACCTCCGGCTCCTAAGCCAAAAACCAAAGAAGATGCAGGCCGACGCGCATCATTTTGCGCTAGAATGGAAGGGCACAAGAAGAAAAATACATCCGCCAAAACAGCTAGAGACCCAAAAAGTCGGATTAATTTAGCATTGAAAGCATGGAACTGTTAACCTGTACAAAACGCAAGACGACCCAATTTTGTTAGAATTTGCAGCAATATATCTCCGCAAACTTGGCGGAAAATGAGGAATTAAACTATGACAATGCAGTATGACGTAAAGGCCGCGTATCTAAGCGTATCAGGCATTATTAACTCAGGTAGGGCGAGGCTTAAACAATTTACGTTTGCGGGTACCGGAGGTCAAACAGGTAAGTTAGTTGCTTTTGATGGCACTACCGCTCCAACTACAACTGGCACATATGCTCAATCCGGGACTAGCACAGTAACAATAACAAGCACCGCACATGGGCTGGCTACCGGAGCTACAGTAGGTATCTCTTACAACTCTACTACGGGCGGATCTGCTACTGATGGCAACTACACAATTACGGTAACTGGGGCTAATACGTTTACTATCACTGACCCTAATATTAATACGCTTAGCGGCTCTCCTCCCGGTTGCCAATATGTTTCTGGAAATAATCGTTGGATTACAACGTATGCAACTTTAACAGGAGCTACAGCAACAACTAATATTCCAGTACCCGGAGAAGGGCTATTAGCTACGCAAGGAATATATTTATACTTCTCTAACATCGGTTTTGTGACCATTCACTACGGTTAAGCCATGACTACATCAGGCACTACAATTTGGAATCCTGACCTAGCGGAAATGATCGAGGAAGCATACGAAAGATGCGGAATCGAGATTAGAGATGGTTACGAATTTAGAACGGCCCGCCGGTCTCTGAATTATTTGCTGACTAACTGGGCTAACCGCGGTTTCAATATGTGGACTGTGGAGCAGTTGGACATACCTTTGATATATGGTCAAGGGCAATATAATCTTCCAGCAGATTGTGTCGACGTAGTNGAGCATGTGATTCGTCAGTATCAAGGTAATCAACAGCTTCAAACGGATCTGGTAATTCCGCGCATTGCGCTNCCTACGTATGCTGCAATCCCAAACAAGTTATCAACGGGGCGTCCGGTAGAAATCTATGTAGATCGTCAAAGCCCTATTCCTGTGGCTAACATCTGGCCTACGCCTAATTTGGATTCCTATATCCTGCATGTTTGGTACCTTCGTAGAATGCAAGACGCAGGGCAACCGGGGACTACAACGCTTGATATCCCATTCCGCTTCTATGAAGCGATGACCGCAGGTTTGGCCTATTATTTGGCTCAGAAAAAACCAGAGGCTTATGNCCGTATCGGTATGCTAAAAGCGTCTTATGATGAGGCTTGGGAGCTGGCAGCGGGCGAAGATAGAGATAAGAGCCCAGTAAGATTCATACCGGCGGCTGGCTATTTGATGGGTCGTGGGGGCTGGTAAATGGCGACTACATTTGCTAATGGGAAATTAGCTTTTGGTTTTTGTGATACTTGTGGGTTTCGATATCCGTTATCAAAGCTAAAGACCGAAGTTATTTTGGGCCATAGCATTAACATCAAGGCATGCCCACAGTGTTGGGACCCTGATCACCCACAAAATTGGGTCGGGATTATCGGTGCTCAGAAAGTCGCTAATGACCCGCAGTCCTTGTATAATCCAAGACCAGATAATAACCGTATAGATAGCTGTTCCGATTTTGCATTTAATCCAGTGGCAACCCAAACAATCTTGACTACGGTAAACAATGTATTTATAACTGGGTTTAACTCCTACATTCCGGGTACGGTCATAGTACCACCGCTACCGGGACCAAATCTTCTATAAGAGGTATAAGATGGCTACATTTGAAGGTTCCGCAAAAGATGTCCGTGAGGACAAAAAGCTTGCCAAAAAAAGAGGCATGAGTATGAAAGAATGGGAAGCTAGCCCAGCTGATGCTAAACACGACAAACAGAAGTCTATGAAAGGCCTTAAGAAAGGCGGAGTAANTTCTCTTGAAATGAAAAAGTATGGCAGAAACCTTGCTCGTGCTATGAACCAGAAAAATGCTGGAAGAGGTCGCTAATGGCTATAGAAAACAAACCCGCTTCAGCTTATTACAAACGGGGACTAAACCCTAAGACTGCAGGTTACCCGAACAATATTGCTAACACTCAGACTGTTAAAGTTCGAGGTACCGGTGCGCAGACTAAAGCCACAAAGTGCAGCACTAAACTAGGGTAAAAGATGAGCCTTACTTATACTCAGCTAGCGACAGCTATTCAGCAGTTTACTGAAGTGAATGAGACGACATTCGTCTCAAATATTCCGCTGTTCATAACAAACGCTGAGACTATAATTAACAACACAGTACAGATGCCCGCGTTTCGTAAAAACGTGACGGGTAATTTTACTGTGGGCGTCCCTTATATCAATTTACCTACGGATTTTCTGTCTATCTTTTCTCTGGCGGTAATTAATGACGTCGATGGCAGCTATAACTACCTGCTTAATAAAGATGTAAATTACATTCGCGAGAGCTTCCCATATCCAACAGTTAGCGGGCTTCCGGGTTATTACAGCCTATTTGACAACACAGCTTTCCTAGTGGGCCCTACGCCGGACAAAGAGTATATTGTAGAGATGCATTATTATACATATCCGCAGTCTATAACTACGGCTCCTTCAGGCACTACTTGGGTCGGTGAAGAGTTTCCAAACGCCCTTTTGTGGGGTTCTATTGTTGAAGCTTACATTTATCTTAAGGGCGAAGCTGATTTAATTCAGACGTACCAGACTAAGTTCGAACAAGCATTAGGCCAGATGAAACAGCTTGGTGATGGCAAGAACCGTCAGGACGCTTATAGGACTGTTCAAGTTAGAGATCAGGTTAAGTAATGGCTATTACACAAGCACTTTGTTCTTCGTTTAAACAGGAACTCCTAGAAGGTATACATAATTTTTCTGCTGTCGGTGGGGATACTTTTAAGATCGCCTTATATAGTTCAACAGCTAACCTTAGCGGAGCCACTACAGTTTATACAACTGTAGGAGAGACTACGGGCACGGGATATACGGCAGGGGGTAAAACTCTGACTAATTTAGGCGCTTTTCTTTCTGGGACGACATCTTATACGAGTTTTGCTAACGCAGTATGGTCTAGCGCTTCTATTTCAACTGCTGGAGCTTTGATATATAATGCTTCTAAAGGGAACAAAGCGGTGACCGTTCTTAACTTTGGTGGTACGTATGCGAACGCAGGCACTGATTTTACAGTAGTGTTCCCGACTAATTCACCCGCAACAGCGCCAATCATATTTAACTAATTTAACTGAGGNTATCTAATGCACAGCGAACTTCAAAATTTTGGTGATAACGCCGTAGCTAGTCTGCAGGCAAATGTTTCTAATGAGTCTTCTGTTGGAATGACCGGTAAGTACCATGTTGTTTGTCGCGACAAAGATGGTAACCTTAAATGGGAAGAAGAATTTCCCAACCTCGTGGTTGCAGTTGGTAAGCAGCTTATGCTTGATACGCTCCTTAAAGGCTCTTCTTATTCTGTAGTTGGACCTTACTTAGGACTCATCGGTAATACATTCACTGCAGCGGCAACGGATACGATGGCTTCTCACACATGGACTGAATTTACTAACTGTACAGTAGGCGGTTCAGCGGTCCGCGGGACAGCGGTATTTGGTTCTTCTACATCCAGTGGTACCACACCTTCTAACGTCACTACCTCTTCAGCATCGCCTGTTACGTATACCATTACGGGTGCAGGTGGTACGGTATATGGATGTTTCCTTGTAACAGGTACAGGCGCGGTCAGCACACAAAGCTCTACGGCAGGTACGCTTTATAGTGAAGGTCTTTTCTCTACGGCTAAGGCAACCACGGCTGGGGATACAGTAACGGTAACGTATTCTACGACTGCTACTTCTTAAACTACCATAAGATTTGGGGGTCGATATGAGGGATGTAGTAACTGAGATACCACCCGGATATGTAAGTATTACTTTTACTTTGGGTGAAGAACCCTATGTATTCACTGACGCTATTGTGCTGACTCAGGAAGAATACGATTCACTGACCCCCGAACAAATTGCCGCAATGGAACAGCAGAGATATGACGACTGGTATGCCATCGTTACCGCGCCTCCAGAAGAAGTTGAAGCTCCATCCATACCTGAAGAGGTAATCGAATAATGGCNACATATTACTGGGTAGGGGGCGCTGGGACATGGGACGCATCTACGACTACTAACTGGTCTTTGTCATCAGGAGGTACGGGAAGCGCTGGTGTTCCAACTTCTGTGGATGATGTTGTGTTCAACTCAGCATCTAATGCCACAGCTTATGCGGTAACAGTCGGCACAAATGCTGTTTGTAAAAATATGACGGTTGC